ACTTTCACCACATAGACCCAGTATATAAAATTGGCAATATATCAAGAATGGTTCAAAAAAATCATTCTATGGATAAAATATACAGAGAAATACAGAAGTGCCGTTTACTTTGCATAACTTGCCATCATAAAGAGCATGGCATTAAGGATAATTATGTTTAAAGCAATGGCGATAATATGTAGCGTATGGATAGCTGATGGTAGGGCAAAACAAGGTTGTTTTACACATATGTTTGATTGGGAGTTTAAGACTAAGAAACAATGCCAGATGAGATTGTTTCAATACAAGTCAAAAGAGATATCGTCTTATCATAGAATTATAATAGATGAGTGCATTTATGTTGAAAAATCTTAGGAGTTAATAATGGAAAAACTTGTTTTATGTGATAGATGTCAAGTTTCAATGAGTAGATTTGGTGTCAAGTTTGACGAGGGCAGAGTTATGATCGCATATGGTTGCCCAATATGTTTAGTTAAAAAATTTGTAGAGGAAGAAGATGAAGAATGACAATGTAAACAGACCAAAGCACTACAGAAAAGGTAGTGTTGAATGTATAGATGCCATAAAATCTGCTCTTGGAAATGGATATCAATATTATCTTCAAGGTAATGTTATGAAATATTTATGGAGACATGAGCATAAAAACAAAACAGAAGATTTAGAGAAAGCATTTTGGTATCTCAAAGAATTAATTAAAATAAAGAAAGGAAAAAAATGAAAGCTATTAGTGAAGATGACGTACAGAAAGCCGTAGATTGGCTCAGAGATAACGCTGAGGCTTGTGCTAAAGCCAGAGCAACAAGAATATATCTAGAAGAATACAGAAAATCTATCAAGGCATTGCTAATGAGCAAATATCAAGACTTGTCTGTTTCTGCACAAGAGAGAGAGGCTTATGCACATGATGATTACATAAGCCACCTAAAGACACTAAAAGAGGCTATATATCAAGATGAGAGGCTTAGATTCTTTCGTGCCTCAGCAGAAGTCAAGATAGAGGCTTGGAGAACTCAACAAGCTAATATTAGAGCAATAAAGATATAAAGATGTCTCATCTCAAGATATCTACAAAAGAACTAGAATTGTTTGTTACAAGTATGAAAGTGTACTTGAGAAAGATAAACGAAGACCACCCCCACCCTTATGTGTATAACCACCCAGTTTCTAAAGAGAAAAGATACCTTAATCAAACTATAGGTAAAATAGAAAATGAGATAAAGGTTAGGTCAATGAGACCACACAAGGTTACAGTATAACCACAATCCCACTAGATTAAGTTACAAAACAAGAGAGGTATTTATGCCTCTCGCAGTAGAGCCAAAGGGATTGGGGTGGCGTTCTAGTACCTCCGTCTAAAAACGCAGGTGCGTGGGCTCAGAGAAAGGGTCATGAAATCATAAACTTTTAGGGTGTTTCTGTTATGCCGAGTCGGGCTGCGAGAAAACGGAGTATTGAAATCACAAACTTTTAGCTATCATAAAAGTTAAAGTTAACTTTTAACTTGCCTCTCTAAATCCAACAGATCTCATTAAGATAAGCCCTCTTCTCATAAGATCATTTATTCTATCTCTTCTTATACGGATCAGATTTCTTTTTACCTTTTCTTCTATCCTAGGATTTCTTTCTAGCTCTCTTATTTGCCTTAATAATCTGTTTCTAGCGTTGTCTATAGCCTTCAGTCTTGGAACAATGGCTAGTTGTTTTTTATTGTTATCAAATACTTCTTTTATCTGTTCACTATCTCCTGATCTTTTGGCTAAATCAAATCTGGCTAGTATCGTGAATAACGCTTTTCTGTTTTCTAAATAATTTGAAACATCTTCTCTCTCACTTGGAGAAGCCACAACTTTTCTTGCAAAAGGTATAGCCATTGTTATTGAACCTTGAAAATCACCGTTGATAGCGTCAATAATATTAAATGGTGCTTCTGCTGACCTTTGTACAAATCTACCAACGCCTCCTGTGCTGTAGTCAAACCAAAACTCCATAACATCTGGAGATAAATCTATAAATCCACTCTCTACGTCATCTCCTCCTGTTAAACTATTAATTGTTTTTGCTATTGTCTTTGCTGTACCACTAGTGCTTGACCAATATGCATGACTATTTGGTGTAGGTCTTGATGCAAACTGAGGAGATTCTTTAAAGATCGGGTCACCTTTGTAGTCCTCGTTGATAGCCACACTTACAAATGGGTCCAATACTGTAGGAGCTGCCAAATTATAAAAGTTATCAAATCCACCAAAAGGGCTTAAACTTTCAAACGCAGTTCCAAATATAGTTCTACTTGCCTCTCCCGGCGTGTACTCGCCTCTTGCTGCGCGGGACATTGCCCTACCTAAATTAACTGCTATATTCATCCCATAAGCCAGAGGTATAGTAATAAACTTATCATCTGCTAAACCAAAGGTTGGTAATACAAAGTTATGTTCTAATATATATCTTGGAAGTTCATCATAATCTTTTATGCCATCTTCATCCTCATCCCCAGACATCAATGAGTTAAATGCGTCTTGCATTAAACCATAAACAACAAGACCAGCCCATACCTTTCTTACACGCTTTGACTTAACCGCAGCATTAATAAGTGCCATAGATCCTTGTAATGATGCGTTATAAAATAAATACCAAGAATTTAAGAATTGTTTTTGCTCTCCACCTTTTGCAAAGTTTACTGTTACATTCCTTGCCGCTTGTGCTGCGCGGGCCGGAGTAACGCCACGTTTTATTAAAGCAGTGTAGGTAGCAACACGAACACCATTTTCAACTGCTGTGTTATAATCATCTAAAAATTTACCTAATTTTTTAAATCCATTCTTTACAAGGCCAAGTTTTCCTTTTTTGCCATTATCTGCAACATCACTTAATATACCGTTTATTCTATTCATTTGATCTTGCAAATCATTCATTTGGTTAGTTGCGTTCTTGCCTCCTGCTTCTACAAATTTTAAATATTCCTTTGCCCAAAAACCATCAACATCACCATCACGAAGATTTTTTGCAATACCTTTTACAGCTGGTAGTGCACCCTTTAAAACTTCAGATGTAATACCCTTTTCATCATATTGCTGTATGTTAATCCCAGCAGTAGCTAAGTCCCTAGCAAAGTTTGGTATAACAAATGATGGATTGTATGTTGTATTAATATTAGATAAATATCTGTTCAACTTACCAAGGGCCCGCGTAAAAGAGCCTACGCTATCTGGTGTCATCATCCCTTTCATAGCTCTTGCTATTCTAGGATCAGTAAATGTTATGAACACATTTTTGCCATTTTCTCTTACAGTTAAGACTCTGTCCTTCATGTCTTGAGGTATATCATCTCTGCTAAAATAAACATGACTAATGTGTTGCATTTCTTTCTGCAAGTTAATATTAACTTCTGTCTCTCCATCTGCAATGCCTCTAACAAGCTGTAAATATGATAAACCAACCTTATTTCTCTCTGCATCTGCAATAGTTTTATTATTTTGTGCAAACAAAGATGCAACTATATCACTGGCATAATAATCTTTTAACTCACCTTCTTGTGATCTAATTCTTCCTCTTGCTTTCCTGTCAGGATTTTTTAAAGCACCAAATAAATTCTGTATTACAAAATTTTCTTTTCTTTCTTCAAGATTATTATCTGCATCTATTTCTTGCTCAAAGTCTAAATCACCTCGTAAAGGAACATAATTTTCATATATCTGTGTATATTCTTTACCATCTTTATCAATAAATCTTTCTGGTATTAATCCACCTTGTCTTCTTTCTTGATTTGTATTTTCTACTATTTGTTTTGCAAATGACAAAATGCTATCTATCTTATCTTTCTCTACTTGTGGCAATGTAGCTGCCCACTGCAAAATTCTATTGGCTTCGTTGGTATGCATTCCAGAAGCCATTGGATTTTTTAAGTAATCATTTCTTTCTTTTGCATGCGATGCATAAAGGATAGCATCTGCCAATGCCATCTTTTTACTAGGGTATCTGCCATCTATTGCCGTGCTATAAAAACCAGATATGCCTGATAACTCTCCAAGTTTAGAATCATCTACATTTAATGAGTCAATAACTTTTATCATAGGCTCAAAAAATTCTGTTTGAGACTTATCTACCTTAGCACCTGCAACTCCATGAAATAACTCTTCTTGCATATAAGTATCCATAGAATCAGATACATTTAATCCTTTTTCTCTTAAACTATCTATTAATGTTCCTATTGGCAAAAATCTATCTTGCACTTGTATTAATAAATTTTGTGATTTTCTTCTTAATGTTTCTTCATCAATTCTACCGGCAGTAAATACATATCCTATTTTAGCT